CAATTCCGCGAGTAAGAGCTTTCTTAACTACTTCTTCTACAAAGGTGGCGTCAAAGGAACCATGTAGTTTGGAATAATCCGAAACAGGTTGTCCGGTTATTGAATCAATGTTACGCTGATCAACAATCTTAAATACTTCAGGGTACTTATCCTTTGCTTTCTCATAATCTTTTGCGGAAGCTTCTTGACTTGAAAGAGCAAGACCACCAGCAGTGAGGCCGGCTACGGCGGGGAGTTTGTTAAGAAGATTGGTAAAACCTTCTACATCTTTTATTAACTCAAAAAATCTTGATGATACTCCTGAAATATTTCCTTGAATTCCTTCCTGTATTTGTATGCCCGTCCACAAATTACCTACTTTCTGTCCTGGTTTCAATCCTGTGGAATGACGCATCTCCATCATTCGCGCATAAATCTCGGTAGGCTCTGTGTAATAATCCAAAATTGTTTGCCCTAATATATCATCAACCCTCCATGGTATTTTTTTAAGGTGTGGACTATCTTTTGGTAAGTCTCTAAAATCACTAAAAACTGAAGTCATTTCTTCCTTCATCCAATCAGGAATAAATTCATCAGCTCTTGTTACTCTATGTGTTCCTTCATGAATTGCCGTTGCTTTTATATTAGAACCGAATGGAGCAACATACGCCTTATCATATCTCTCATTGTATCGCCCAGCAACTTGCTCCCACGAACGCGGATCCTTCATTAATTCATTGTAAGGAAGAACTTGTGCCGTATATGCTCGTTCTCTTTTGATACGATCAAGCATATTTTCCCACTCTCCGGAAACTTCATATGGATGAGTAGTCTCAGTTCGTATTGATTGCTCCGCTATTAAATTATCAAGTCGTTTAAGGGTTGCCTCATCATTATACCAATTCTTCATCCATGTATTAGCTTCTCTAACTTGCGGGTCAGCCTTGATGGACAATTCATTGTACTTGGTTCTATTTGTATATGCTGGTAATGGTTTAAAAGGAGCTTCCGCAGCATATACCATTTCTTTAGCAGAAGGTATTGGGAATGCTTTTGCTCTTTTGACAGCTTGTACTGCATCAGGGATAAGAGATACTACTTTACCCGTCATCTCATCAAGCATTCCATAAGTAGCAGCTTTGGTAATAAGCGGTAAACGTTCTCCCCAACTGCCACGACCGGCTTCAATTTCTTCTGGATTTGGTCTACGGAATTGCATCCCCCAAGTAAGAACTCCTGTTGCCATATCGGCGAAGAAGTTATGTATTCTGTCACTGAGTGTGTCAGCTGCACGAATCGCTCCGGCAGTATCTCGTTGCATTCTTTCAAACCCAAAAGCAAACCCGGTAAAATCAAGTTTCTTAGGTAGGACTGTTTCACCTGAACTTAAGAATGCCGGATACGTATCATTAGGATACCCGGGCGGGATTTCTCCACCGTGTTGTAACTTCGGTATCAGGATGGAAGATATCTCGGTCTCAGGTGAGAATTCAACAAGCCGCTTTTTCTGTTGTTTCTCCTTAATTAATTTTTCAGCGTATTCACCGGCCTTGCCTTTCGGAATTACAGTTTCACCAGAAGATAGAAGTGCCGGGAATGTATCATTCGGATAACCCTCCGGAACAACGCCACCCGTTGCCATTTTTGTAACCATTGGAATAGGCACAGACAACGCCGCGGTTACTGCAGCCGAGTTCAGTGCTATTGCAACTAAACTGTACGGGAACGGCATCTTGGCGGCTTCTGCCACTGCCGATGCCAAAGCCTCGGCGGCCTTAGCATTTGCCGCTACGATTGCTGTGGCTGCATTAACCGAGTTGGCAACTGCTGCCTGTGCGGAGGCCCCAGCATCGGCAACCTTGGCGGCTGTCTCTGTGGTTGTAACAGGCACTAATTTAGAGATGGCCTCAAGTTCTTTATTCTTAGACATAACCATTGCCTCAGACAACAGGTTTGCCTGTGCTCGTAACGGCAGGGATGCGGCAATGGCAATGTTCTCATTCTGTTTGGCAAGGGCAACCTTTTCAATTGATGCGGCTTCAAGGTTACGATTCTGAACAGACTTCTCAAGGATGGCTTGAGCTTTTGAATTGCCAAATGTTATACCAAACAATTCTCCGTACTTCTGCATAAAGGCCAACACCTGCGGAATGGCACGAAGTATGTTACCTACCCACTTGGCCCACTTCTCATCAGCCTCTCCGATTGAGTCCGTAAGTTTATCCCACAGATTAGCAATCCAACCAAGTGACTCCATTGCAAGTTGGGTCTTCAACACCTCTTCCCGAAGATCCTTGAGATTCCCCATCTGCTCTTCCATCTCAGCCGTCCAAGCCTCTCCACGGTTGGATTCAATAACTTCGTACAGGGAACGTATCTTAGCCTCCGTTATGTTTGTTGCCACTTGTACCATATCCATGGCAGAGGCGTAGGAACCAAAGGCCTTAGCAACACCTAATACAACTTCGGCATCAAGTGAAGCCTCAAGGTCAATATAAGCATCCTTCAGATCAAGGAATGCTTTTGCGGCATCTTTAAAGGCCTGAGAATTGATACCCTCTTTAGAAGCATTTGCCAGTTTAACCATTTCGGATCTGGTAACTTGCATTCGCTTCTTCAGAAGCTCAAGGTATATATCAAGATCACCAAACGCTTTAGCTTGCTTTTCAAGTAAGTCAATTGATTTTTGTAATTCTTCCGAAGCACCTACATCAATATACTTCTGTATAAGTTCAACAATCCTTGATAATGTTTCTTCATATGTCGTCGGAACATTCCCCTCAAATATATCAGCCCCATTATGTTTGACAAAGGCTTCCGTTACCTTATTTAAATCAGCCCCTGTCTTAGCGGCCTCAGTTGTCGTCTCAATAAATGTATCAAGCATTTCATTGTACATGGACAACTTCCCAGCGGTGGCGTCAAATCCATCACCAAGAGCTTTTTCTTTTGCCTCGATAAAGGACCAAGCCTCTCCAAATTGGTAGAGTTTATTCTTTGATGTTTCAACAATAAATGACAAGTTTTTAATTGCTTCCGCCATTGCTTTCGCGGCAGCATCCGCCCCGTGTCCATTTTCAATAAACTCACGTAAGGCATCATTGTACAACTCCAACCGTTCTTTATTGGCATCGTACCCTTCAACACCTAATTCAGCATAAGCCTTTTCCAATACTCCGATTTGCCTTAACTGCTCATTCATTAAAGCTAAAGCCGCAGTTGCATTAAATGTATCCTCTGTCTGGGTTCCTGTTTTACGTGAATTTTCTAACTGCTCTTGCCACGTCTTATACCAATTTTCAGCGGCAACACTTGTTTCATCATACTGTTTCTTTGCTAAAAGAAGATTTGGAATAAGTATTTTGCTCAAGTAATCATCCTGTGGTCCAGCTTCTTTCATAAGGAATTTTTGCCGAGTCTTCCCTATTGTTTCCCAACCTTGTACAACTTCGTCTGTATATTTCTTGGCAAGCTTTGATTTAAATGCTTCCTGTGTTTCCTGTGAAAAGTTTTTCAATTTATCTGTAACCCCGCCAATGGTTACTTCCATATTTTTAAGACTATTGTTATCCTCAAATCCCCGCATAAAGGCTTCCTGAATACCTTCAGTCAATTTCAAAACCTCATTACGGGCTTGAACGTTCATCTTACCAATAGCCTCTGGTCCTAAGATGGAATAGTCAACTGCGGTTAATTCTTTCAGTTTCTTAATTTCCCCGTTAACATCAACCAATGTCTTTTCAAATACATTGTTATCACGGGCGGCATCCGTTAACCGTTTTTGGTAACGTGCTAAAGCAACAACACCAACACCAAGTAATGTAATTGCGGCGCCTATTGGACCAGATGCCCCAATCGTTGCCACACGGAGTACACCCATAGCACGGGCCAATCCATTTACCCAAACGGCTACCTGGTGTATTGCTAAACCAAATGTAGATGCAATAAGCGAGGCAGGACCAATCAAAGCAAGGAACGCAGTAAAACCAAGTACTGTCCTTTTAGTACTGTCATCAAGTGCTATAAACCATTCAACAATATTAGCAAGTGTCTTGGCAAGATTCTCCAATATTGGAATAATTGTTTCCTTCAATGATTCTCCTAAGTCAATAAGGCTGGATTTCAATTCAGCGTTTGCTCGGTTTAAACGGTTCTTTGTTACATCGTAAACGGCTTGATAGGCCTTCGCCAAATCCATATTTGAGTTGGTAACCGATTCCATCACCTGTTGATTGTACTCAAGGTTCTTTCCGGTTAACATCAACTCTGCCAACATAGCACGAATGTTAGGTATCACTTTACCTAACATATCTTCTCCATATGTATTGGTGAGTTCTCGTATTTTTATCAGGGTCGGCATTAATCCTTGTTCACCCAACATATTTCGAAGCTCAGCCGTTGAGGATCCCATCGCTCGCAAAGCATCCTCACTTTGTTTCGCCGGCTTGAGTAATTTCATAAAGATGTTTCTCAGATACGTTGCCGCGTTGGCTGCGGACGCCCCTGATAATGTCATTGAGGCAACTGCCCCAGAAACCTCATCAAATGTGACACCTAATTGTGCGGCAAAAGGAACAACCGAACCAAGTACTTTTGCATACTGTGAAGCCTCTCCCTTACCTTCTCGAACGGCTGCCGTCAATACGTCAAGTGTCTTCGCTACGGATATGTTTCCTTGCCCGTAGGCGTTCATAACGGAAGTAACAAGGTCAGCTATGTCTTGCGTTTCTCCGAGGCCTGCGGCGGCGGCTTTCGCAGATTGTTCAACAACACCTAACGCAGCGGCCGTTTTATAACCTGAGGATGTTACATAGTACAAAGCATCGGCCAGTTCCAACGGTGAGCGCCCAATACTCTTTGACATCTCCTTGACGGAAACAGACCACTGCTCAATTTCAGAACGAGCAATCCCAACCAACCCCACAATTTTCATCATGGAGTATTCAAACTCAGAATATGATTTTAGAACAGTTTTACCAGCTGCAGCAATGGGTAAGGTGAATACAGTTGTTGCTAACCAACCGAAGCTCCTCAACCCCATTGCGGCCTGGTGCATTTTGGAAGATAATGTATCAAATGAGGCCGTTGCTTTCCCAACACCTGCGGCAGTAGAATCCCCAATCATACGATTGGCTGAGGCCGACGCTTGGCCCATGGCAGTCAACTTACCTGTCAAAGCCCCAACCTGCCCTTCAAGAGCATCCAATCTGTTATTGATTATGTTGACGGCTTGAAGAGTTGTTTTTTGCAGATTTTGCATGGCACGATTTGCCTCTACAAAACCACGGTTTTGCACTGCCAATGTTGCTGTCAATCGCCCGATATCCATCGCTTCTACTTGTTAAGAGGTTTCCGCACAGGCTTCTTGTTAAAAGCCAAAGGCGGTCTCTTCGATCTCATCTCATCCACTTTGTCCTGTTGTTCTTTCTGTTTCGCTGCTTTGGCGATACTCATAAGAACATTTTTCATATCTGCAACACTTTGCTTACGCTCAATCCGTTTTTCTCCTGTCCAGTTTGGCATAAACTCAGTAGGTAGTACCTCTTTTGGAGTATGCCCTTTCTTCGCATAAAGTTTGCTAACAATGTTTACAATCAATGATGCTAGAACGGCCATTCGGTAATCTTCCCTCCAGGTGCCTATTGGATCCATCTTGTCGTACGCTTCCCATTCTGAGAGTTGTGCCGATGTTAAATGGTCCAATAGGTAGTCTGGATGAGGATACCCTAATTCTCGGCAGAGTCGGAAGGCGAACTGGCGACTTGGTCGCCGCTTGAGTTTTTTGTTAAGTTCTCCTTATCCTCTTCCGAAATTTTGTTCATCTCCTGTGCCTTGTTAACGATCTTCTCCAATCGTGCGGCACTCATCATCTGACTGAGACGAGGGGCGTCAGGTGGAGTAAGTTGAAGGTTACCCTTCTCATCACAAATGGTACACACCGCAAGTTTGGCGCGGAAGTCATCCAGGGCCCTTTCAAAACCACCCTCGGCATTCTTGTTCTCTTTGATAAGAGACTGTTCAAATTTGTCACGTTCCCTGCCAGTCATCTGACGAACGTACACGAAGTCACCTTTACCCAGGTCAACTTTTACGATTTCCAGTTCCTCTTTTGTAAGGAGTGCTGTCTTGTCTAAAAATCCCATGATTAGTTTGTTTTTGATTGTTAATAATTTGTTGAAAAAATATTCCTTGATTAGGAATGTCTTTTGATTACACACCCGTGCTACCACCAGAACTGACGTAGACTTTTCCAGTTACCTGAATGGTGACGTCTGCGGTGACCTTGTCATCAGCAGGAATTGTCAGAGGCAATTCAGAAACCAGACCTTCGAAGTCCAAGCCAGTGTTTTCTTCGTCCGGAAGAACAATCTGGTAATTCTGGATAGTGTTGTCTTCGAAGTCATCCAGCATCTGTTCGTAAGTCTCACGAGTGAAGTTCATTGCGAGTACAACAGTTCCTGCATTACGGAAACCCGGGATGAATTCCCTGTACCCTCCAGTAGAGTCCAACGAGGTGACGTCAATCGTGTCCCTCGACATGCTTGGTCCGGTAATGGAATTGATCTCAGCGATGTCGACCCATGCAGAGCCGTTCCATCTCTTGAACTTTGTTCCTACACCGGCAATAGCTTTACTTGCCATTTTTAACCTCCTTTTTAAACAGCTCTTCGCTGCAGATTAAAGTTAATACTAAATGTTGCTAAATTGTTCTCAGTCCATTCAAGGAGAGCGGGATTTCCCAAACAGGTGAGAACCAAATACAAAGCTCCATTCCATGTTTCGTGCTTACGACCATGTAACGCCGCCTTGATATCTTGTGCTAATTGCATTCCAACATTATAATCGCGATTACGGACAATAATTTGAATTCCGGGTCTTTCGTAATCAGCCTCTGATAAACCCAAATCTGGTGGATAACCATATGTATCAATAATGACAACTACATCAGAAGGCTTGGGAGGGACTCTTCCGACGAATAGATTGCTATTAAAAGTTAAATTCAAATCACTTTCAGCAATCAACATATCTTTTACATCTTCACTTGGTGCATTCATTTTACCCTTGCATTAGCTGCGATTACACGTAATATCTTTTTTGCGTTACGGTTGAAGGCTGCTTCAAACCATTTTACCCCGGCCCCGGGACGCTTGAAGTTTGCCCCTAGGTTCCCCCGAGGACCTTCATGTACATGGACTGCATAGTTTGCACTATACCCCATCATCACAATATGCAGATCATCCTGTGCAGAAATTTCGGATTCAGCCAATGTCTTTACCATCTTGTGTTCTTTTTTCATTGTATCGGCATTCGGCCCACGGAATCGTCCTTCTCGTACAAGTTTTCCCTTTTCATTTCTTACCTCAGGTAGCTTTACCTTATCTTTATTTGACGTTACTACAAACCAACTGGCACGTAAATTACCAAGGTCAACCGGTGTCAGGGGTGGCGTTGTTTCTGTAGCAACCCGGATAGCATCTGCCGCTAAAACCAAACCACGGACAGAACCCCCCTCAATTTCTAATAGGGCTTTATTGAGCCGTTCCATTACCTGCTCAAATCCCTGTACACCAGTTAACGGGTATTGGGCTCTGTATTTCCGTGCCGATAATCTTTTTGCCATTATGTATTCAACCAAGGTGTTAAATAAGCTACTCTTACGAACGCCGTAGGTTTCCCCA